CATCGGGGCCGAGACCTCGTAGCGACCCTCCTGCGACCAATTGCTGGCGTACGCCGGATTGGAGCCGGTGAAGATCAAGAGTTCGCCGAGGTCGGTGACGAACACGCATTTGTCGTCGATGCCGTCGCCCGCATCGACCGACCACGACGCGCCAAACAGCAGCTTGCCGCCATGGGTCGCGGCGCCTGCCAGCGGGATCAGCGACAGCGCGCCCTGAAACGCATCGATCCCGAGGTAGTACGCATTCATCGTGCCGCCCTCGATGAAGTAGAAGCGGCCCCGGTATTTCCAGACGTAGGTGAGGTTGTGCCCGGCGACCACCGAAGTACCCGCGGGCCCGGTGATCTGTCCGGCGTTGAACGTGGTCCAGTTCGTGCCGTCGAAGTGCAGCGGATAATCGCCCGCGTCATTGACCACCAGCATGTGGTCGCCGGAGGCGTTCGCCATTTGCGAGGCGCAGTAGTTGCCCGACAGCTGCCCGGCCTTCACCAGTGTCGGCGTCGGCGACGTCACGTCGTACAGTTTACTGGCGTTGGCCGCGAACATGCGCTGGTTGTTGCCGGAGGCAAACTCAAACCCGGAGATGATCGGCGTGGTCTCCGGCAGCGTGCAATACCGCACGCAGCCGCCGCGCAACTTGACGCCCTTCATGGTCGGCATCCAGTTGTCACAGATCAATGCGCCGCCGGGCTGCATGTAGGTCTCGTTCTCATTCAAAATGATCCCGCGGGTCGGCGCCGGAAGCGTGATCGCCTGCAGCTGCTGCGCGATCTGCTGCGGCACCGGCTGGCGGCGGAAAGCCTGATGCTGGCTCATGGGGTCGGCACCGGATACGGGTAGGCGATGTTGGTCGCCATCGAGGACGACTTGCGGCCGATGATGATCGGCGCCGGGCCGTCATGGCCCATCGCGTAGGTCAGCGCGTCGCCATAGGTGCCCATGTCCTCGGCATAGGCGCCGCCCTTCTGCGCCTTCCACTGCCAGATCATGCCGAGCTTCAGTACCCGCTCATCCAGCAGGTAGCTGTCGCCGTCGGCCGCGAAACTGTCGCCCGTGCCGCCCGAGGCCAGCGTGACGCAGTTCTTGTCGAGATAGGCGAAGGTCGCGGTGACGCCGGTCCCCATCACCGGCTGGATCAGCATCTGGCCGCCGATCAGGGTCCATTCGCCCCACGCCGAGAAGCGGTTCAGCGCGCGGCGCTGCAGCCACTGGTCGGTGTCGGGGATGAACTGCATCGGCTGCAACGCCGAGGTCGAGCGCCAGACGTTGGCGGTCAGCAGCATGCGCTTGAAGTCGGCAGGCAACGGGAAGGACACGGCAACGCCGTCGCCCGTGAATATTTGCGTCTTCTTCAGCTTGGTCCAGTCGCGGGTGTCGTAGGCGATGCGCTGCGCCATCTCGTTGGCGAGCGCCGCCATCTCCTGCATGGTGCGGTTGCCGGTGATGTTGGAGAACACGCTGGTCGGCAGCAAAATGCCGTTCGGCGCGCAGACATCCTTCACCACCTGCAGGATGGTCATGCCACCGACTCCGGCCGCGCATCCATCGCCATGCGCAGCAGCGTCTTGCGGTTGACGGTGCCGACCGGCGGCTGCCCGGTGTTGGCGGCGATGTAGGCGCGCAGCGCCTCGGTCGACATCTGCTCGAACTCGTCATCGACCCGCACCGCGCGCGCCGCCTCCAGATCCTGCTCCAGCGCCATGTTCTTGGCCTTCATCGCCTCCAGCTCGGCCACCAGCTGCAGGTTCGGCACCAGATGCTTGGCGTTCTCGATGAACTCGATGGCTTGGTTCTTCAGCTCGCGGCCGCCTTGGCCGATGTTCTTCAGCTCCTGCCCGTCGAGCCAAGCCAGCGCCTCGACGGTGTAGACCGAAAGCGCGCGCAGTTCGGCGCGGCGGCCCTCGGTCAAGAACGGCACATGCGTCAGCGGCGTGCCGGTCATGGTCTGCGCGGCGTGCGACTTGAACTGCTGGTACTGTTTCGAGAACCGCTCGGCGTAGGTGACCTTCACCTGCGCGCCGGTCTGCGGATCGACGTCCCAGTGCGAGACCTCGGTCGCTACATGCACCGAGACGGTGTTGCGCGCGGCGGGCGCGCGGATTTCGCACACCTCCATGTCGTCGCAGATCAATCGGCCCGCCTCAAGGCTCTTGGCCTCGTTCGGGTTGGCGTGATGCTTGAAGATCACGACCAGCGTGTCGTCGCCTTTGGGCATTGCATTCTCCAAAAAAAAGAAGGGGCCGCGCGGAGGCGGCCCCTGTTGATCAGGCAGCGGGATTGCTGTCGTAGAACCGCCAATTGAAGAGAGGGTTGACCATCGTCAGCTCTCCCATCCAGCCGATGAACTGCGCGATGGCGTCCTTGTCGATCGGCATCTGGCCGTCACCCTCGAACAGCTTGTCGAAGTTGCGGTTGGGGTGGTAGCGCAGCCGCATGGTGTCGGTGTTGATGCCGAAGGTGGTGTTCGCAGGCATGTTGGAGCCGATGCCGCCGTCGAGCACGATCTCGGCGCGCTTGCCGCCGCCGATATACTCAAGGGCAGAGAAGCCCAGCTTGCCGAGCGAGGTCTCGTTCTGCTGACGCTGGATCGCCACGGTGGCGGCGTCGTAGGCCGCGTAGTGCTCCGGCGACATGATCAACAGATCGGCGTAGTCGCGGCCACGCGAACGGTTGGTCATGATGTAGTTGAGGAATGGCCGGATGGTGGCCGAGGTCACCTGCGTGCCGACGGCGGCGAGCGCGGTCTGCGCGTCGAACGTCGAGGTGCGCCAGATCGCGGCACTGCCGCGGTCGATGCCGCCGTAGATGCCGGTGTTGTTGACGACCGGGACCGCGGTGGCGAGCCCGGTGATCTGCTTGCCGCCATTGGCGGTGCCGTCGGAATAGAGCCCGGCGTCCATGGTGTCTTCCAGCAATCGCTCGGCAGCGCCCATGTAGCTGTCGAGCACGTCCATCAGCTGCGCTTCGCCCTCGTTGTTGAGGATTTCCTGCATCGACAGGATCACCGGCACGACCACCATCTTCGGGTCGAAAAACGCATCGTTGAACAGATCGATGGCGGGGTTGAGCAGCTGGTCGAAGCCCGAATACCACTGGGCCACGTTCTTCGAGACTTGCAGCGTCTGGCGGATGCGGGGACCGCTATAGGTGTGCCAGAGGCCTTTGCGACGCATCACCGCGAGCAATGCGTTGTTGTTCGACACAAGGTCTTGGTAGCTGGAAGACCGATCCTCCAGCGCCATGCTGAGTATCTGCTGATACGCAGCGTTGGTTTGAATGTTGGGCATGATCGCTCCAAGGGTTCAGATTTGCTAATGCCCTCCGCTGACGCGACGGATCGCGTTGGAGATGGCCTCACGGCGACCGACTGGTTTCTCTGGACGTCGCGACGCTCCGTTTGAGGGAGCCACGTCGGGTGCGCCTGAGATCGACTTGTCGGAGGTTCGGGTCTGAGCCGATGGGGTGCGGGTCTGAGCCGCGTGGGTGGCGGGACGGAGCAGCTCCGCGCGCCGGTAGGCGGTTTCCAAATCAAAACCGAGCTTCAGCTCGTTCTCGATCAGGTCACCGAGTTCGTCAAACCGCGGATGACTGTCGGCGTAGACGTCGACGGCCGAGCGGGTGTGCACGAATTGCTGTTGAGTATGCATCTGGTGCAGGGCGTTCTTCAAGCCCGCGACCTCCTGATGCAGCGCGCCGATCTGATGCTGCGCGGCGCTGGTGGCGTTCGACTGCTGCACCAGCTGGTGCTGCTCCGGCGACTGGTTGACGATGTAGGCGGCGATGTCGCGCAGCGACAACTTGTGGCCCGACGGCGTCCGCAAATTCAGATTATTGACGATGATGTCGAGGCCGCCGACCACGTCGGTGCGCAGCTTCTGCTCCATCGTCACGTAGTTGTTGAGCGCGCGCTCCAGCGTGGTGCCGTGCCCGACGGCCATCTCGTGGAAGCGGCGCACCGGGTTGAAGGCCTCGTGATCGCCGCGGTACTGGCGGTAGATCGCCTCGGTCTCCTTCGCCATGCGGTGAACTTCGCCGCGCACCGTCTCCGGCGCGGCGGCCCAGTCGCGCTTGGCGTGTTCGGCCATCCGCGGCGGCGGATCGCGGTAGGGCGTACCGTCGGGCAGTTGCGCATGTTGCGCTTTTTGCGCCCCTTGTTGCGTAGGGTTTGCGCGATTTTGCGCGATTTGTTGCGCCTCGCGCGGCGCGAACTGGCCGCGCTCGCCGCGGGGCTGATCGTCAGGCCGTTTCTTGAGGTCGAAGGCCTGCTCGGTTTTTTCCGGAGGGTGGTTGTGGCCCGGCTTGGCCTCGGCCGCCTTGGGCGCGGGGCGCGCCTTGGCGTCCTTCGGTGGCGGATTGTTGGCGCGGTCGAAGGCGCGCTGGATGGCCTCCCTGCGGCTTTCTGGACGGCCCTTGCCGCCCTCGACGTCGCCTGTCGGTTTGTCGGGGGCTTGCGAGCCGACCGGGTTCGGGATGTGGGTCGGATTGGGTTCGACCACGACCTCGTTCGAGGCAGCAGCAGGCGCGCCGCCCGCAGGGGCGACGGTGACATCTGACATGAAGGCTCTCCGATTATGTCCGGTGACCGGACCTGAACTTTTCGACCGCGGTCTTGATCGACGCGCGGCGGGTCTCGCTCACGACGCGATCGTCGGTCGCGCGCGTTTTCGGTTTCATCTTTTCGGTGCCGACCTCGGTCAGGCCATGGGCGCGGCCGACCGCGCGAAACGCGCGCTTGGAGGTGTAGAACCGGCCGTCGATCTGCTCGACAGGCTCCATGATGTCGCTGATGATAGAGGGCAGCGGCAGGTCACTGCGTGCGGCGCGCGGCTTCGGTCGATCGACCCGCCACTTGCCCGGCTCGACCTCGATCAGTTTCACCATCACTGGCTCTCAACAGGGGTGGCGCGACATACGCCACCGGAATGCCGAAGGCGGTCACCTTGGTGACGGCCATGCCCATGGCGGCCTCGATCACCGGCAGGCCGATTTTCGTGGTCGCCGACACATCGATCACCGGCAGGCCACCGGCCGCCACCGTCTTCACCGGGGCGCCCACTACCGCCTCGTCTTGCGGCGCGGCGCATGCGTCGGCTGGAAG